GTGAGGGCGAAAATCGTCCTGTGGTGCGCGCTGGCGGCGCTGCCGTGGTCCGCGGCCGAGGCGGACGAAGTCCCGTCGTTCTCGGAGAGGGAGATCCAGGCGATCCTGGCCCACGGCCCCTGGCCGGTTCCCGCCACGGCCGACTCCAGCAACCGGGTCTCGGGCAAGCGTGAGGCGGTCGAGCTGGGCGAGCGGCTGTTCTTCGAGCAGCGCTTGTCCGCGGCCGGGAAGTTCTCGTGCGGGACCTGCCATGTGCCCGAGCGCAACTGGACCGACAACCAGACGCGCGGGGCCGCAGCCGCGGAGGTCGAGCGCAACACTCCGACGCTCATGAACATCAGGCTGGGGCACTGGTTCGGGTGGGGCGGGGCATCGGACAGCCTGTGGGCGCAGAGCATACGTCCCATCCTGGACAACCGCGAGCTGGGAGCGAGCCCGCGCCACGTCGCCGAGCTGATGCGTAACGACGAGCAGATGGCGTGCCGCTACCGCCGGACCTTCGGCGCCGTGCCGTCGGCGACCGAGGACGAGCAGGTGCTGGTGGACGTCGCCAAGGCGCTCGCCGCCTTCATGGAGACGCTCGACAGCCCGCCGACTCCCTTCGACCAGTTCCGCAACGCGGTGGCGCGTGGCGAGCGCGTGCCGCCGTGGCGCTACTCGGAGGCCGCGCAGCGCGGCCTCAAGATCTTCATCGGCAAGGGCGGCTGCGACCGCTGCCACTCCGGACCGAACTTCAGCGATGGCGAGTTCCACGCGAACGGATTCGCCGCGCTGGGCAAGCGCGCGGACGCGGGACGCAGCGACGGCGTCAAGCACCTGGGCGAGAGCCGCTTCAACCTGCTGGGGCCGTACAACGACGACCCGGCGCGGTCCGGCGCGGGGCAAACGCGACGCGCACTGAGCGAGGCGGGCGACAGCAGGGCGTTCAAGGTTCCGACTCTGCGGCACATGCTGCTCACCCCACCGTACGGCCACCATGGCGAGGTCGAAAGAATCGCCGACGCGGTGCGCCACTACTCCGAAACCGGGGGCCCTGAGATCAAGCCGCTGCGTCTAACGGCGGCGGAGCAGACCGATATGGTTGTGTTCCTCGAGTCGCTGAGTAACTTCAGCAATCCTTGGCGCCCGGACGATCGTGGACGTTGCGAGTGAGCGCGATTCCCTGCTGTTGCAGCGCAAAAAGGTTTGACAGTCTTTCGATGTGACAGCTATAATTCCGCTTCTGTACCGGGCGCGGGGTGGAGCAGTCTGGCAGCTCGTCGGGCTCATAACCCGAAGGTCATAGGTTCAAATCCTATCCCCGCAACCAATCCCAGATACTGGCCGCCGGCGGCCAAGAGAAGCCGCTCCGGCCGGGTTTGGATCTCCGCGTAGATCTTCCCGTCCGACTCCTCCTTCAAGGTAATTTCGCCTAGCACGTCCTGAAGCGCAGCCCGCGCCCTTGGCGGGTCGGTTTCCAGTTCCGCTCCTAGTCTCATCAGCGCTTCCTTGTAACGCAGCTGCAGGGCGCTCACGGTGCCGCGCGAGGGCGCCTGGCGCGTTGCCAGGTCCCGGAGGGCCGCCTGCTCCCGTTCGGCCTCCTGCAGGCGTTCTCCTAGGCTTTGAGACCACCCTGCAGCGGCGACCGCGTCGACGAGGCGAGGGATTTCCTTGTCGAGCTCGGCGAGCCTCTTCCTTGCGCCCGCGGCCGCGGGCGCGCCCGTTCTCGCGCGCTCGAGGATCACCTGGTCGACCAGCCCCTGCAGCTCGACGATCGCGGCGGGCGCGAGCAGATCCTCGCGCACCACGGAGAGCAGCCGGGCATCGATCGCCTTTCGCCTGGCGTAGATCCCCGGGCAGACCACGGCTCCGCGATCTTTCCGCGCGGCGCAGCCGTAGGCGGTGCCGTTCACCGCGATCACCGCTCCTCCGCATCTTCCGCACCGAAGCAACCCTCCGAATAGCGTCCGAGGCCGCGCGCCCTTGCCGCGCGCGCCGCCCTCTAGGCGCTTCCCATCGAGCCGCGCGCGCACCGCGCGCCAGGCCTCGTCCTTCAGGATCCGCAGCTCGGGCCGTTCCTCCGCGATCCATTCCGCGCGAGGGCGGTCGATGCGCTGCCGGCGGCCGCTGTCCGGATCCTTCACCCATCGCGATCGGTTCCACACATAACGCCCGACGTACAACTCGTTGTTCAGGACACCGCTGCCCTTGTTGGGGCTGCCATAGATCGCGGAGACTGCCCAGGTCCCGCCTCGAGGCGCCGACACGCGCCGGCGATTGAGGTTCTCGGCGATGCGCTGGCAGCTCCAGGACTCCGCGTAGCGCGAGAAAATCCAGCGTACGACGTCGGCTTCCTCCGGAAGGATCTCGAGGCGGTGGCCGATCGGTTCGCCTTTCGCGTCGACGCCGGCGAGCGTGGAGCGGTAGCCGTACGACAGGCCGCCGGCATGATAGCCGCGCGCGATCTGACCGCGCAGGCCGCGGTGAGTCTTCTTCGAAATATCGCGGAGCAATTGCTCGTTGAAGCTGCCGCGGACCGCGCGCATCATCTCGCGGCCCTCGGTCGCGGAGTCGTAGCCGTCGACCACGCCGATGATGCGTATGCCGCTGAACTCGAGGCGCCGCACCATGCGCTCCTGGTCGACCAGGTTGCGCGAGAAACGGTCGAGCGCCTCGAGGATCAGGACGTCGAAGCGCGCGGCCGCGGCATCGGCCATGAGCGCGCGCCCGCCGGCGCGCTGCTCGATCGGCATGCTGCCGGACACGCCCTCGTCGAAATGGATCGCGACAACTTCGAGATTCGCGGAGTCCGCCCGGGCGCGCCCGAGGCGGAGCTGGTCCTCAATCGACGTCGGCCGCTGCAGGTCGGTCGAGTAGCGGGCGTACAGTGCTGCGGGCATCGGTGGCATTCTCCACGTGCGAGGGCGGCGCGGCAAGTGGCGCCGCGGAGGGCTCCGCACGCTCGGCCGCGTCGACGATGCGCTCGGCTAGAAAACGCAGAAGGGCGGTGCGGTGGGTCATCGCGGATTTTTGGGCCAGCGGCGATCGAAGGCTCGGGCGACATCGGGGCGGCAGATCCAGCCAGAAGGAAAGTCCTGCCATACGACGGCTCCGCGGGATTTCAGGCCGTTCAGCTGCGCGCCGTTGATCTGCATGCCAGCGCGAAACTTGGCGAAGTTCGCCCGGGCGCTGGTCGACAGTCGTCGCACGATCTGGTCGGGAGTCATGCGAAGTGCTTATCGTGGAGTTTCTGCAGGGAGTCGATCTGGCGCTCGCTGAGGCCAACCAGCTTGTTCTCGTCGCGCTTGTCGACCAGGCCGCTCACGAATTTCTGCTCCCACTCATTGAGGTCCTCGGTGCCGAGGAGGCCCTCGAGCTTGTCGACCATGACGCGGGTGGAGTTCATTTGTTGGCGAGTTCCATGAGGACGTCTCCATGACAGGGCAGGGGAGCGCAAAAACAACCGAGGACTTTTCCGCGGAGTGTTCCGACGTCCTTAAGCAGGTCCGGGCGATGGACGGAAAGCCAGCCCCGGTATTTCTCGATGATCTGTTCGCGGCTGCCATCGCGGCCGAGCAGGAACGGATTGCCCCATTTCGACGGCCGTCCGATGTAGACGTCGTAGGGCTCCATGCGGCAATGGACAACGCGCGCGCTCATCAGAGCAGGCTCGGCTGCGGTGCGCCGGCGCCATCGTAGCGGGCGCGGACTTTGCCCTCGCCCAGGTCGAGCCGCCGGTACTTGTCGTATTCGCACAGGCAGTTCTGGACGTCCATGGCGATCAGGCCGCGATCCACCCAGAGCGTCTCGACACGCGCGCGCACTACGGGCACGAGCTCGCGGAGGAGCGCTTCGAATTCTGGTTGCCTGAGCCGCTGATCCTTGGCTCGGCCGAGGAGCCGATTCATTCCGCGCGCGGAGCCCGGCCCGATCGGGGCCCAGGTATGCTTGTCGGGCCATTCGTCTCCTACGCCGAGGGCGGCAAGGTCGGCGACGATCTGGCCCGCGAGGAAAGGGCCGAGCCCGTTGAAGGCTATCAGGGCCGTCCACGTATCGCGGGCGGTTCGGTTGGCGAGGATGCGCTCGCTACTGTCGCCAATGGCCTGGACGAGGGCGCAGATCGACTTGACCTTGTTCTGGCCGATGGCGCCGGGGATAACGTAGGCGCCGGTGAAGACCTTCTCTTTTCGCCCGGCGCGGGCCTCGAGGATCCTGCGCGCTTCGATGGGATGCCGCCAGGTATCCATCTCAGCGAGAGCCTCGGGCCAATTGATCAATCTCGCCCACGCCGCTGCGATGAGCTGTTCGTCCGGATCGTCGCGATCGCCATACCAGTGCTCGAAGAGCCAGCGGCTCACGCGATCGTCCATGCGCCTGACGTTGCACCAGCGGTAATCGCGGAGCAGCGGATCGTCCGTCCAGGGCTTGGGCTGGCCAGCTTCCTTGGCGGCGCGGATGCGATCGCGCTCGAGCATCCAGGAGACGAGGATGTCGAGCTCGGCGGGGTTGATCGTCACGCCTTAGCCTTTCGTGCCAGCGCATTCCATTGTTTGTCGCTCAGCCAGGTTCTCGTCTCGCACGTCCGGCACATGACGTGCATGATCGGTTCGCTCCCCATCTGCCGATTGAGCTTGAACACGGGTTCGCCTCCGTGGCCGCCATTTGCGACCCAGATGTGTTTACAAAGCGTTGTTGGACCTTGGGTCATGAGGTTCTCCGGTAGGTCTTGGTCAGCTGGCGGTTCACGGCATGGCCGCGGGCGAGCAGGAGCCGCGCGAGCTGCGCGCGGTCGTTGTGGCTGTGCGAGGCCTGGCGCATCAGGCCGAAATAGCTGTTGCCGGCCTCGTAGAGGTCCTCGGCGGGCATCGCGGCGACGCGCTGGAGGGTGGCGCGCACAGTGCGCGGGCGGATCGAGCGGCGGTGCGGTTTGATCAGGTGTCCGGCGAAGTCGATGCCGCGGTCGATCGGCTGCAGGACGGTCTTGGACGGGTTGAGCCGCACCGCGAGGCGCTCGGCGAGCAGCGCCTCGATCTCGAGCCGCCAGGCGTTGAGCTGCGCCGGAGATTCGTGGAGCAATACGAAGTCGTCGACGTAGCGGACGTAATGCCGCGCGCGGAGCCGGTGCTTGACGTGCTGGTCCAGGACGTCGAGGTAGACGTTGGCGAAGAACTGGCTGCTCAAGTTGCCGATCGGCAGGCCCAGATGCGTCGGCTGGTTGTTCAGGCTCTTGTGCGGCGGCACGAGGGCGAGGCGCTCGGGCGGGCTCTGCACGTCGACGTCGACGCGCGGATCGTGGAATAGGATGCGCTCGGCCAGGTCCATGAGCTCGGGCTCGTGGATCCGTGCGGCGAGCAGATCGCGGAGCTTGTTCTTGTCGATGCTGACGAAGAAGTTCGCCAGGTCGCATTTGAGGTAATACGCGGGCCGTTTCCAGTTCTGGGTGATCGAGCGGACCTTCGCCTCGAGGCGGCGCGCTGAATACAGCGTTCCCCGGCCGGGAATGCAGGCGCAACTGTCGGTGATGAAGGCCCGTTCGAAGCGCTCGGCGACCGCGAGATAAAGATGATGGTGGCCGACGCGATCGCGGAAGGGCGCGGCCCAGACCTCGCGCGGCTTGGGGCGGGTGATGACGAAGCAGATCGAACGCCCGGGCGTATAGCTCCCGTTCAAGAAGGCATCGCGGAGCTCGGTCAGGTTCTCCTCGAGACGAGACTCAAAGGCGCGCGCGCTCGCGGTGGAGCGCTTGTTTCGCCGGCAGGCGAGCCAGGCTTCGAGCACGCGCGCGTAAGAAAAAACCGCATCGTTTCGATCTGCGGACCGCGCAACCCCGGTACCGATTGTCCTTGTGCCAGTTGTTCTGGTTGCCGTTGCCGAAGTTCTGGTACCAGGCGTAGTCGGAGTCGTTGGCGTACTGCTGCGGTCATTCGCGCTATCTATATTGCCCCGCCGAAGGCCCGCATCCTGGCGGCCGATCAGAGGGGAAACTGCGCCGGACGCGTCCCGGTCGCCGAAGAGATCCAGCTGGCCGGAGGTATCCGCGGTGCGCATGTCGGTGACCTCCGCGAAAGCGGAAGGCAGCGGCGCGACCAGATTGAAATTCGCGCGGGCGCGGCCGCCGTGGCGGTCACGCAGCGGGCGACGGTGCGGGTGCAAAGGTATTCCTCAGTGCGATGGTTTGCTTGCCGATCGAAGCCGTGATCGGGATGGATGCGGCAAAGTGCGTGTTGGTAAGCCAGCCCCCATCGCGGAGCACCCGCAGGATCACCTGGGAGATCTCCAGGTGATCGAGGAGCTGCTCGAAATGGGGGAGCTTGGCCTCGTCGCGGGCGACGTTCGCATGGCGCACGATCACCGGCATCCACAGGGACTCGTCCACCAGCCGCTCGCCGTACATCTGCTTGACGTCGCGACGAAGATGGATCACCGTGCTGGCCACGAATTTTTGAAAATCGATGACCGCGCGGTAGAGCTCGGTGTCACTGTGCAAGCCCATGAGCTACGCGAATGCCGGAATTAGCGAATGGGAACTCTGCGGACCGCGCAACCCCGGTACCGATTGACCTTGTGCCAGCCGTCCTGGCTGCCGTTGCCGAAGTACTGGCACCAGGCGAAGTCGGAGTCGTCGGCGTACTGCTCGCCAGACAAGTACCACGCGTCCTCGAATTGCCCGGGGGCGGCGTTGGCGAACTGAACCCGCTGCTCCTTGCGGTTGGGCATTACGAAGTCGTTGTGACCGTCGATCGCGAGGTCCTTCGCATACTGCTGAAGCTCCGCGAATGTGCCGCCGGCGTGATGGTGTTTCTTCTCGGCGCTGATCAGGAGATAGTCGGGCTTGCCATCCTGGCCGCGCATCAGGCCATGGAAAATCCCGCCCTGACTGTTGAAATATTCGCCGATGGGCGGAACGACTGACTTGAGCACTTCGAAGAATAGAGCGGCCTGCGCGGACTTGAATTTTGTATCGCCGAGGCTCTTGGACAGTGCGTCGTAGTTCGAGCCTAGAGTTGGTTTCTTCGAGCGGACGGTACTCCGCGCGCGTTTGGTTGGGCGCTTGCGCGCGGGCGTCTTGCGTGATTTTTTCATCGGAAAATCTCCTCGAATGATCGAATGGTTAAATTTTGAATCTGCGGACCGCGCAACCCCGGCACCGACCGGCCTTGCGCCAGTCGTACTGGTGGCCGTCGCCGAAGTACTGGTACCAGGCGTAGTCGGAGACGCGGGCGTACTGCGTGGAGGTCCAATACACCGCGTCGGCCTCGAAGCACTCGGCGCCGCCTGCCTTGAAGATCTCGAGCGCGGTCTGTTCGGGATCCTTGGCCGTATAGGGATGCCCCAACGGACAAGAGTGCAGGTTGATTCCGCTACGCGCCCATCGTGAGTTCTCCTCCGCGGAGGGTTTGAGCGCGCGATAGGCGATCTCGAGCTCGTCGAGCGCAGGCAGATACCAATCGTTCAGGTCGCCGATGTTGAGAGCCAGGACGCGCTTGGCGAGCTCGCTGCCGGCTTCGGCCATGGCAAGCGTGTTGGCGCGGCCATCGGACAGACTGAGGGCGCCGGTAACGTTGTTGTCGTACGGTCCCCAGGCCGTTGCGGGGAAGTCGCCGATGGCCTTGGGCGACTTGATCAGGCCATAGAGCGCTCCTCCGATCTGGATCGCGCCGAAATAGAAGCCGCCTTCCGCCGGCGCGCCGAGCGCGAATGGATGAGTAATGGCGTGCGTCCGGACTATAGTTGATGCATTCACGAGGTTCCTTTCTGAATAGGCACTACGAAGTTGGATGGACCTGCACTTCACCGCTGCTTCTCCAGATCCGGGAACTTGACCTCGATCACCGGCTCGGGCACGTCTTGCGGAAAATGTTCCTTGCGCCAGCCGCGGGCAAATTGGGCGAAGCGGAAGGCGGCGCGGACCTTGTCGTCGTGGAGGCCGGCGAGCAGGGCGCGGGCGGCCCACTCCTCGACGATCTTCGCGAAGAGCGGATCCTTTCCGCGGAGCACAAAGATCGGCTCCTCGTCGGTGGCGCGGTTCAGGCAGGAATTCGGATCCGCGATTTCATCGCGCTTGATGGCCATCGGCACGTTTCCTTTCTTTCGGGGGTGAAGGCCGCCGATATCCGAGCCGCGCCCAGGCCTTCGGGTCGATGGGGAGCGGAGCGGTGCGGCCGGTTGAGAGATTGACGAAGGCGCCGCACCAGCTGGTGCGGCCGTAGCGGAAGATCTGCCAGAGCAGCTGCAGCGCCGGCGTGACCACGGCCTGGTTGACGAACAATTCCTGGCGCTCGAGCGCCTGCGCTAGGCTGCAACTCGGGCCGTTCTGGCGATCGAGGCGCTTTTGCGCGGTGTGCAGCTCGGGGTAGAGCTCCAGCACAGTGGGGAGCCGATACTCGAAGGCGGCATGCTTGGCGTTCCACGCCGGGATGCCGAGCACGACCTGGCCGTCGGCCGCGCGGTTGCCGAGGTCCATCCAGTAGAGCGGCTTGCGGTACGCCGCACGAAGGCGCTTGCCGATCGTCAGGCGCGATCGAGCGCTGTCTACGCAGCTGATGACGATCTGCGGCCCGCCGCCGGTATTCGCGGTGCCGCGCTCGCCGAAGGTGAACTCGCAGGCTTTCCACTGCAGGCCGAACCAGGCATTGGTCCGCGTGATGAGGACCGCGGCTTTGTTGCGGCCGACGTCGGCCCGCGAAAAGAGCTGGCGGCCGAGGTTCGCCTCGGAGACGTGGTCGGGGTCGAAGAGGGCGACGTCGAGCCCCTGGTGGCCCAGGGCTCGGATCGCGGAGTCGAGCCTGGCGAGGCCCGAGAGCATCTGGCTGCCGTTGCCGCCGGCGCCGACCAGCGCGACAGTCGCGCGTTCGGCGAGCAGGCTCGGGTGGGTGGTGTGCTCGAGCATCAGCGCTCTGCCCATTCGTCTTCGTCGACGAACTGCCCGCCCGGCAGGCACAGCCGCATCTTCCATCGCGGAGCGTCGGTGCCCAGGCCGCCGAGCACGGCCGCATACTTGACTTCGCCGGCGTCGTCCTCGTCGTCGATCGCGGAGAAGAAGGCCTCCATCGCGCCGTGCGAATGCAGGTCCGCGACCAGGTGCTCGCCTTCCGCGAGCGCGGGGCGGATCAGGTCGAGGCCGCCCGGGGTTGCCTCACTCGCAAGCAGCGGGCGGTAGTCGAGCGTGTGGCCGCCCGATCCGTTGGGCTTCCAGGTGATCCATGCCGCGAACTCGTTCGGCATGGCTAGGTGCGCGTCGCGCTCGAACGGATCGAGAAGCGCGGTGAGCTGCTTCCAGTCGAAATCCAGGCGCGCGCCGATCTCGGGCGCCTGGCCGAAGGGCAGCGGCGCCTCCGCCGGGGCGACCGGCCAGACGATGCGCATCCACGGCCGGCGCAACTCGAGATAGACGCCATCCTCCGCGATCAGGTAGCGGTGGCCGTTATGCTCGAGCGGCGCGAGCTCGGAGAATCGCGGAACGATGATCGCCGGCGTGTGCGCCTGGAGTGCGCGGTCGCGCGGGTCGAGATCAGTCTGCATCGCCCTCGCCCTTGTCCTTCTCCAGGCGGCGCGCGAGCCCCTGCAGCGTGAGATCGAGGGGCACGAGGGCTTCGACCGGGAAGCGATCGCCCCACGCACGGTCGAGGCCCTGGCGCCAGAACGCGTAAGCGCCGCCCTTGTGATTGACCAGGCGATCCTTGCCGCGGATGTTCGGGTGCGTGAAGTTGGAATCGAAGAACGCGCGCTCGTATTCAGCGAGTGCGGAGGGCGAAAGCTGCTCGGGCAGCCTGACGTTGCCCTCGCAGATCTCGCCGCTCGAGTAGACGTTGAAGTAAGGGGCGCGGCAGAGTTTCGTGCCCGGCGCCGGGCGGTTGGAATCGCGGAGCGCGAACACATGCCAGCCCCCGGATCCCACCGCGAACACCAGGGCGGGCTGCGGCGTGGAGCCCGAGCGCTTGCCGATGAGCTTGGCGGCGGTTTGGTCCTCCTCCTGGTCGCCGGCGGCAGCTGTGCGGGTATCGAAAAACACGGTGGTCTTCGCCGCGGGGCGCCACCAGATGATCGAGCGCGCGCCGAGATAGCAGAGTTCGGGGGGCACGAACCCGGAGAGGCTCGCCATCGCGCCGAGCTTGCGGGCGAGGTCGGCGCAGGCCTCCTTCGTGGCGGGGCGGCCGGCGCCAAGACGCAGGGCCGTGGGGTCGCCCTGGATATCGTGGAGCGTGGCGTAGGCGCCGGCGCCGCTCAGGTAGACAAGGATTGCCTGGCGCAGCTGCCAGAGCGGTTTCTCGGCGCCGGTGATGGCGACGGAGCTCACCGGGAGCCCTGCCTCACAGCGATCAGGGGGACCAGCCGGTCGATCAACCGGATGATCGCGAAGCGCCGCTCCATCTGCGCGATCCACGCGGGAATCTGGCGCGGTTGCAGGCAGAACCAGCCGAGCGTGTCGTTGCCTCCCATCTGTGAGACGTACTCCAGGTGGTCATCGCAAAGCCCGGGAAGCGGGTCTTTCGTGTTCCAGCGGAGCGCGATCGAAAAGGCCAGCGCCTCTCCCTCATCCTCGCCCGATGAGAAGGTCATATCGACCTTGTCGGCATGCCTGCGCGCGGCGCGCACCGCGTCGACGATGCCGAGCGTTAACTCCGCGATCGTCCCGACCGGGCCGCGGCGCTTTGCCAGGCGCTCCAGCTTGCCGCGCGGCAGGATCTTGGGGAAGGTGACTTCCTCTGGGATCGCCTTGTCGAAATCGGCGCGCCGGAAAATGTCGAGATCCCCGACGTCTTCCCCGTTGTCCGCGGCTTCGGCAAGCATGTCTGTTTCGTCCATCTCGCCGCGCCAGTGATAGTGGACGGCGAAGCCGAAGCCGATATCGGGGGTGAAGATCGGCATGGCCCAGACGTGCGCCTGGCCGATCGCAAAGAGGGCGCTTCGGGCGAGCCCCGGGGCCGCGCGCTCGATTTCCTTCCAGCGGCGCTCGAGGCACCACACCTGATGCCAGATTTCCTGGGGATCGTTGCTGACGAAGATGGTGAGCTGGCTGTCCGCGATGTTCTCGTCGGTATGGCCGGTGGCGACGTGCAGCGAGAAGTCGAAAACGCGGAGCCCCTTGGTCTGCTCGTCGAGCCAGGCCTTCAAGGTGTCCGCGAATACCATCTGCTCGAGCGGCGCCTTGCGGTGGGACGGCGCGACGAGCGGCCGCTTCTTGGCCAGCGCGATCGCGCACTGCGCGGCGATCGCATCGCTGCCGATGCCTTGATAGATCGCCGGCGCGCCGGCGAGCGACGGAAGGGCGAGCATCAGGTAAGCGGCGGGAGGAGCTCGGCGGGTGCCGTGAGCGGCTCGCCCGATTCGGATCGAGCGAACGCGACCCAGGCGCGGAACGCCGGCGCGTGCTTGTCGACCTCGACGGGACTGATCGCGTTCGGCAGCTCGTCGACGCCGCGGCCGGCGGCGATATCGCGGAGACGGACGAGAAGGTCGGGCTTCACGCGGTGGCCCAGGCGATGAAGCGGCTACACCAGCTTGGCGCTGCGGCGGGATGCCGATAGAGGGGCACTACGCGTTCGTTGTGCGAAGGCTGGCCCTTGGCGACCATGTCCTCGGCGATGCGTTGACTCTTCCAGATGCCGACGAAATAACCTTGGTCGTTCTCGACGGCGTAGCCGTGCGGCGCGGTCTTCACGTGATCAGCTTTTCTCGCAGGGCAATCGCCACCGCGTGGGTATTGGTCTTTGCGTCAAGGCTCGCTCGGATCAGCACCATTCTGTTGCTGTAGGCGGGGCGCTTTAGGCCGATCGCCATACTGACCTCGGCGAAGGTCCTGCCGTTGGCGAGCATCTGGAGGAGCGCCTTGTCGCGCGAGGAAAGTTCGCTCTTGCCGGTCGGCTTAGAAGTCATGGAACCCTCCATCACCAATCGATGACTGGCGCGGCGCCCTTCGTGCCCACCGGCCGCCGGAACGTGTAGACGAGCTTGCCGTCTTTGTTCTCCGGGCCCTCGATCGCGGCGTTGGCGAGCTCGGGGTAGGTGGCGGTGTAGAGGTCGCGGACTTCTTCGGCGGAATACTGCGCGCCCGGGTCGACCAGGTCGACGCTGTTGTAGCGGAACGCGCGCTCGAGCGCGCGGGTTTCGAGGGTCATGGCTGCTTGCTTCCTTCCGTGGTGAGCAGGTCGGCGGTTTTCGCGTCCGCCCGTGCGGGGGCCTCGGGCGGCCGCTGGACGATGTAGCGATCCTTCTCGATCTTCACGACGCGGTATTCGCCGAACTCCGGATGCGTGTAGGTCTCGCCCACGGCGAGGTCTTCATCGCAATTGCCGAGCAAGGTGCCGGTGTCGGTGCGCACGGTGCGCGCGAGGCGATCAAGTGGAAAGGGCCACTTTCCGGCGGGATCGATAGTGGTCTTCGAGGTCTTCATGGTGGGTTCCGGGGCAGCCGCGGCGGTCCGGGAGCTTTGCGAGGAGGGAGACTCCGCGGAACGAGACGACGAGGGAGGCGGCGCGTCGGCGCGCGGCGCCCCGGAAGACGGTGTCTTGCCTTGCTCGAGGAATTCGTGCCAGCCGGTCCACAGCTTCTCGAAGCGGCGGCCGGTCTTGTTGGCGTTCCTGCGCGCCCAGGCGATGAACGCGGCGCGATTGAGGTCCTTGCCGGTGGTGAGGTAGGCGCGCAGATCCTCGAGGCACTTGTCCTTTCCCGGAAGGCTCGATCGCGGAGTGGTGACCTTCCTGGCCGCATTCGCCTTCTTAGCGGAGGCCGCGCTCGCCGGCTTCGCCTGGGCGGGCGCCTTGGGCTTAGGCGCCTTCTTCGCCTTGGCGGCCTTGGGCGCGCGCGGCACCTTCGATTTTTTCGCCGCTTTGGCGGGCTTGGGCGGCTTGGGCGGTGTCGCCTTGGCTACCTTGGTCTTTGCGGCCGCGATCGCCTCGGTCGGGACCTTGATCGACGCGCGCAGATCGTTGACCTTCTCCGCGTAGTCGGCGATCGCCTTGGGCAGTTCGGCGTCGAGCTCCTCGGGGGTGCCGGTCGCCTCGATCGGCTTGCTGAGCGCGGAGGCTTCCTTCGCATCTTTCCCGGGCTTGGGCATGATGATCACGCGGAGTCGCGCGCCCTGGGGCGTGATGATCATGCTCATGGGGGTATGCCGGGCGACGTCGTAGAGCGACTTGAAGAACATGGCGGTCTTTCAGGAGTAAGCGACAATCCCGCGGATCCAGAATCCGGTCTGGATGCAGGCGACGAGGAACATGCCGGGCTGGCGGGCTCGCCAGGTGGCGGTGAACCAGAATGGCTGCGAGAACAAGCCGACGAGGCAGCCGGCCTTGACATAGCCGGGGGTGGTGAGGAGCGCCATCGCGGCCACGGTGCTGAAAAGAATAAACGTCTGCAGCACGCCGTCGAAAGTCACGCGCGGGAGCAATTCGCGGAGCGTCACCGGTTCGAAGTCGAAATTAACCATCGGTCTCCTCGCGCGAATCGAGCACGGCGGTCTCCCAGGCGTTGCTGTCGTCGATGCGTGGAAGTTGCTTCAGGGCGTTCTGGACCAGGGCGTGCTGGCTGCGGCCGAACTTGCGCACCAGGCTCACGAACTGGCGCAGCTTGATGTTCTCCGCGACCAGCGCGCGGAGCTTCTCGGGATGCGTTTCCAGGATGTAGAGCATTCTTTCGACTTGTTCTCGTTCGTGAGGATCCAGATCCAGCACCATGGCCTAGGCCGTGCGGGTCCTCTTCAGGTCGTCGATCGAGGGCTGCGCGGCGGTGCGGCTGATGTTCATGGTCTGGCGGTCCTGGACCATGTCGAAATAGCGCGAGCCTGGCGCGAAGGCGATTACGAATTCCACGCCAAGACCGCCGTCGATGACGCGCGCGAACTTGCAGCCGGGTTTCTCCGCGGAGACCAAGGCGAATGGGTCTTCCTCGAGCACGGTGCCGGCGGCGTCGTTCATCCGAAAATCTTGGAATAGAGCTCGAAGGCGAGCCCGGCGAGCACCATCAGGATCACTACGGCGAAGCAGATCGCGGCCATTTCCTCGCTGTCGCGCTTGGAAAGCCGATACTCTTCCTGCTCCGCCTCCCAGGATTTCACGCCGCCTCCGTCGATCGGTTGGAGAGAAAATCCGCGGAATGCGCGGCGTTGCCGCAATTGGCGCAGACCACGAAAGGATGCCGTGCGCCGGCGTCGGGCACGGTTTCATTGGTATCGAAGTAGCGCCGGCCTGGCTGGATCAGCCTCTCGCAGCAGGCGAGATCGCCGAAATAGCGGCTGCAGCGCTTTATGGCGGTAGCCGTGCGCCACTCGCCCTTGCGTTCCTGCTGCTGGTGCCGCTCGGCGTTGGTGATCATCGGGTTCGTCTTCCGTTGCCATCGAAGCGTCGGCTGCGGCGTCGCGCGCGGGAATCGCTGAGCGAGCGATGTCGCCAGGGACGTGGGCGAGCGTTGTAGAACCTGGAGACGCGCAGGTTCGCGGAGTGCACTTCGGCGAATGTGGGATTGCGATATTCGAGGCCGATTACTTCGCCTGAAACGCCGCGCGCGCCGAATCCTCCTGCGATCAATCCGAGAAATGCTGCTAAGCGTTCGAGCGGTCGTTCCTTGTATTGGGCTTTCACGCGATTTCCTCCGGAGGGCGATCGGCGACGACGCGCAGCATCGTTTGCGGGCGCTTGTCGCTCGGCAGGAGCGCGAAGCGATCGCGACCGATCCGTGCAAGCTCGAGGCCCTCGCGACGGCACAGAAGCTCGACCTGCGCCGGGGTCATGCAGTCGATCGGCTGGACCAGCGCTGGCGCTCGAGGCGCCGGCTGCACGATGGAGCGGATGAGCTCGCTCGATTCGCGGAACCAGCCGCGGGACCACTCGCCGTGCGAATGGGTGTGCTCGGGATGCGGGTTCAGGGAGTGCGGCAACCGCAGCCTGGCGACGCGGCGCCCTTCTTCGTAGGCGGTCATCGGATGAGTCCCACGCGACGGGCTATCGGAAGATCGAACTCGGGGAAGCCTGCGATGTGCGTGCATTCGAGCTTAAGCTCGCCGCGGTGAACCCAGCGGCGAGCTATCCAGGTCTCGCCCTCGTCGAGCGGCGTTGGACAGTCCTGAGCCTCAGCTAAGGCGACGGGCTGGGATTGATCGTGGAGCTGAGTCTGGAGGGACTGCGCGCTGACCAGTAGCGCAATTACGGCTGCGGTCAGGAAAACCGATAAACGCTTGTTCATCACTCCCTCCCATGATGACTATGGGAGAAAGTGTAGAACTAAAAGTAACCTAGTGTCAAGAACCGAAAGTCACATTTCGCTAAAGCCCTCGCTCCCTGGGGCGTTCCGAGGCCTTCCAAGCTTCGCGGAGAGCGCTTGCTTGAGGTAAATCTACGAAGACTTCGCCGCTATCTAAGTTGTTCAATGTGGACGTGAAAGTGACAACCAATCCCGGCAATTTCCAGCGCGCCTCGATGGACTGGAATCTAGCGCCCATGCGATTTTGTACTGGCAGCCTATCGACTTTGGTGGCCTGGCCGTATTTTTCGGTCAGCTTGTTGAGGACCAGTTCCTGTGTGTCTACGCCATCCGTAAGAAAGTGGACTCCAATTAAGCGACCGGCGCTCTCCAATATGAACATCCGCCAATTCTTCACAATGGGCGGCATCTCGTCTTTTGAAAACACTATACGACGCGGAGGGTTTGCGTATCCGCGGAGCGGCGCCGCGTCCTGAACGCAGGTCCGCGGAGGGAAGGCGTCATAGATCTTGGTGTTTCCCGCGAAGCCATCGTACGAACATTCCGGCAGGTTGATAGCTTCGCCCAAGACGAAACCGAAAATGGACTGTGTCTCCGCGAATGCTGCCGGCGAAATCAGCACGCAGCACCATAGAGCCGAGATCAGGATCCTCACGCGTGGGGATCCTTGTCGGATTTTTTTCCCAGCGAACCGAGAGCTGTCACTTGGCGAATCGCTATGGGTTTGAGATATTCCGGAAGGCGTTGCATTGCGACGTTCATCTGGTCGGAATATTGATCGGCTGCGAGTGAGTCCGAACGCTTAGGGCCGCGGCCGGAAATAAGCCATTCGGTATGGCATCCAGCCCAGCTGGCGATGTCAGCGCACCGCACGAGCGTGGGCATGCCTTCTCCTTCTAGCCATTTTCTGGCGCCCTTCTGTGAGACCTTAAATATCTTAGCTACTGTGGCCTGCCGATTTTTTCCCTTGGGAGGCACGCCCATATCGTCGCAGATCTCATTGAGTCGTGTGGCGAACCCCTGAAGTTGCTCTTTGGTATCCATGTTACCAAAGGTAACCTTGTGCGGAAGAACAAGCAGTTCTTGACCGGAAGTTACTTTTGGTTCTAGACTGCGTTGCATCATGGACGTGAATCCTCTTGCCCGAGCGATCGAAATTGTCGGTTTGTCGACCCTGGCCCAGAAGCTCGGGGTGACCTACCAGGCCATACGGAAGTGGCAGCGCCGTGGGCGCATGCCCAGGACCGAATGGACCGGCGAAACGAACTATGCCGGCACGATCGAGCAGTTGACCGATGGGCGCGTGACAAAAATATCATTGCTCGCCGAGTGGTCGGAAAGCTCGTCGCCCGCAACGGCTGTGGCCGCATGAAATGACAGAAGAGAGTCGATCCCATTAGGGGCGATTCTCTTTTTTTGTCCCAAGCCTGTCTTTAGGACGGCTTAGGACATTTTCTCAGGGGGTCGTAAATGGAAAACAAGCAAAGCGAGCTCGATTTCAAATACGAGAACATCTATGACGCACTGCGCGCCGCTGTGCAAGGCCTCGGTGGGTTCAAGAAGGTGGGGCAGCGGCTGTGGTCAAAGAAGGATCCAGATGAGGCGGGGCGCTGCATGGCGGACGCACTCAATCCGACCCAGGCTCGCAAGCTCGATCCGGAAGAAACAATCGCGATCCTTCGGTGGGCGCGCGATGCTGGCTTTCACGCCGCAAAACATTTTCTAGACGATCGCACGGGCTACGAAAGGTCTAAGCCTGTGAACATTGACGACGCGCGAGAGAAACTCGGACGCGAAATTCTTGAGGGTGTGAAACGGCAGGAGCAGTTGCTTGCCGAGTACAAGCAATTGCTGGAGCCCGTTCAACCTCAACTTCGTGATGTATCGGTGACTAAGTAGGCCTCAATGTATCCCTTGGGAGGGGGCTCTGAGATTCAGGCGGCGCTGGGAAGCTTGATGTCGGAATCCATCTACGCCGGTTTGCCCGCGAGCTTCGGCTCGCCGCGGGCGGCCGCGGCGCGCATCGTCGATTTGCCCACGCTCGTCGAGCGTGAACGTTTCTTCCTGAGTGTCCCTGCGCCCTGGCGCGGGATGATCGCGCACTTCGCGCGGATCGGGCTTGCCGCTTTTGTGGTGATCGCCGAAGAGCTCGAGGAGCGCCAGCGTAGGCTCACCGAGGTTCCCCCGGCATGGCGCGCGGAGGTCGAGTCGCACGTCAAGCGCCTATGGTCGCGGCGCGAGGAGCTGCGCGCGGGCTGGCGGCCCGGGCGCAAGTCTGAACAAGAGGGTGAATGAGCGGCAAGCTGCCGAATGTTCCCGCGGCGCGCAGGCGCGCAGTGTGGCGCTCGATGCTGCGCGAGCGCCGGATTGGCGATTGGCAAAGCCTGGCTGACAAGCTTCCGATTCGCCTGGCGATCGTCAGGGATTACCACCGGCGATACCGACAGGTCAATTGATCCATGGCCACCCTCGACCAGGTCATCTCGCAGATGATCGCGGCGGACATGCCTCCGCTGCCGCCGGGGCATCCGGTCGCGGACGGGAAGTGGCATCGCTACGGCCCGAAGCGCAAGGCCTGGTACCGCCTATTCGAGTTTCCATCGCGGAGTGGCAAGCGTTTCATCTCCGGGTCGTTCGGATTCTTCCGCGGATCCGATCCGGGCACCTTCAAGGTGGAGTCGGACTTACGCGGCGTCGATCCGGGCGAGCTCGAGCGAATCAAGCGCTCTCAGGCGGGTATCGCGGAGCGGGACGAGGCCAGGCGGCTCGAGCGGGCCGGATTCGCGGGCAATCGCGCGCGCGGGCAGTACGATGCGGCGGCGCCGAGCGGGACATCGCCCTATCTCCAGCGCAAGGGCGTCGAGGCCGAGGCGCCGCTCAAATTCGCGGCGGACGGCACGCTGCTTGTGCCCATGATCCGCTACGACGTCACCGATGCGCAGCTGCAGGATCCGGACTATCGCGGGCCGAAGAAGCTGGCCGGCCTGCAGAAGATCGCGCCCGACGGCGCCAAGCTCTTCAACAAGGGGATGGCGAAGGAGGGTTGCGCATGCCGGCTGGGCGCGGAGCCGAAGGACGGCGATATCCTGCTGATCGCGGAGGGCGTGGCCACCGCGCTATCGATACGCCAGGCCATCGGCCGGTCGCGCGCGGTGTACGTGGCTTTCGACGCCGGCAGCCTGGGCCCGGTCTCCGCGATTCTCCGCAAGCTCTACCCGAAGTCGCCGTTTCTCTTCTGCGCCGACGATGACGCTTACCTCGCGGCCTATATCAGCAAGCGCATGCGCGATGAGTGGGGCGCGCGCGAGGACTACGAGGCCTGGTTCTCGACCAAGATCTATCCGGCAAAGGATGGCGAGCTGAGCGTCGATTCTGAGCGCTATACCGATCCCGACGGCATCGAGGTGCTCACCGGGCTTTTTAGACTGGTGATGCCGCAAGGCGATGTCCGATCGCGTACCTTCGTGATGCAGAACGCCGGGCGCACCAAGGCGCACGCTGCGGCCAAGCAGGTCGGCATCGCCGCGGTGTGTTTCCCGGTCTTCACGGCGCGCAAGATGCACGCGAAGCCCGAGGGCCCGCGATGGACGGACTTCAACGACCTGCATGCGGTCGAGGGCCTGGCGGTTGCGGAGAAACAGATCGCGGAGGCGATCGCCGCGCTCGAGGCGGGAGAAAAGCAGCGGGCGGAGCTCTCCAAGGCGATCGCGGAGCAGGCGGCGCCGGGCAAGAAGAAAAAAAAACGGGATGACAAGGCTTCGCCGGGCGCGGGGGGCGCCGCGCCAGGTGATCCGGCCTTCTGGGAGAAATTCTGGGAGCTGGTCGACCGATTCACCTGGATCTATCCGACCGAGACCGCCTTCGATCATGAGTTGGGCGATATCGTCGGCGTCGCGGCGATGCGGCTGCACTTCGGATACGGATATGTCGATTGGTGGCTTTCCAATAAGCGCCGGCGCACGGTGAACCTCGAGGATGTGGTCTTCGATCCGGCTGAGAAGGTGCGGCCGCCCAAGATCAACCTATATCGCGGCATGGGGATGGAGCCGTCCAAGGAGGGCTCCTGTAAGCGCCTCCTCGAGCTGCTCGCCTACCTGTGCGGCGATGACAACAACGTATTCGAGTGGATCCTCAAGTGGATTGCGCTGCCCCTGCAGCGCCCGGGTGCCAAGATGCAAACGGCGCTGATCTTCCAGGGCAAAGAAGGCACGGGCAAGAACATGTTCTATGGCGCGGTGCGCCAGATCTACGGCCGGCACGGCGGGGTGATCACTCAGCGCGAGCTGGAGGATCGCTTCAATCTATGGCTCTCCGCGAAGTTGTTCATGGTGGCGAACGAAGTGGTCACGCGCCAGGAGATGGGGCACCAGCGTGGCTATATCAAGCACCTCATCACCGAGCCCACGATCTTCATCAATCGCAAGAACCGTGACGCGCGCGAGGAAGAGAATCACGTCAACCTGGTGTTCTTCTCGAACGAGCAGCAGCCGCTCTCGATCGGCCCGGACGACCGGCGCATGGTAGTGGTCAGGACGCCGTCTCCCAAGGAGAAAAAATTCTATCTGGACGTCTTGGCGGAGATCCGCGCTGGAGGCGCGGCAGCGCTGTATCAATATCTGCTCGACATCAAGCTGGAGGGCTTCGACGAATCCGCGGAGCCGATCGAGACCCAGGCGAAACGCGATCTGATCGAGATCAGCATGAACGCGGCGCAGCTCTTCTGGGTGGGGATCCACGAAGGCGAAGTACCGCTGCCCTATTGCCCGGCGCTGGTCGAGCATGTGTACAGATGCTATGGGGTGTGGTGTCGACGGAACGGCGAAAAAATGCCGATGCGCATCAATAAATTCGTCCCGGACTTCATGGCGCTGAACGGAGTACGTCGCTCATCATCGCTCGTGCCCACGCTGAGCAAGAACATGGGCTTGTGGTCCGCGAATGCCGAAACTCTCGTTCGCCGGCGCGTTCTGCTGATGGGCGAGCAGCCCGAGCTCGCCGAGGACACCGTCTGGATCAGGGATGGGGTGCTGAAGTTCGCAAAGGCGATGGAGATGTACTGTCGCAATGAAGAAGAGGAGCAGGCGTTTTGACCGGCCTGGTCCAACGGCTGCCTTTTGCACCGTCGGCGTGTCGCGGCGCCGACCAGGATGCGCTCGCGCGCGCGTCGCGGTGTAGACGGTGTAGAGGGTGCTGTAGACGGCCCTTAATCTGGAATTCTCTTTTCCATCAATGCCCGGTAGACGGTGTAGACGGTGTAGACGGGTGACGCGGGCGCGCACGTGCAGGCGCGCGCGGATGTGCGCGCGCTACGCGCGCGTGCGTATACCTGTCTACACCGTCTACACCCTTGTAAAAATATTGAATGGAAAGGGAAATCCAGTGGTGACGGTGTAGAGGGTGTAGACGATGGGAGATATTTTGAAGCCTGGGATCCAGGAGAAGATGGGCGTCGCGGTCAACGCGACCGATCTTTCCTCGATCGAGGGCCGCGAAGGGGCGGTGGAACGGGTTGCGGCGCTCGCTTATACGCAGACCAATCCAGGGGCGATCGAGCACGCCGCAAGGGAGCTTGGGGAGATCGACCCGGGGGCGGAGCTGGGCGCGCTCCTGATCCGGATCAAGGCGGGCAATCAATATCGCGAGGCTGATCGGGCCGCGGGCCTCCTCGTTCACTGGATTCGAAAGCATCCGAAATATGCGCACTGGAAGCTGCGAGACGGGCACGGGCTGCTCCAGTCGTTCGCCCGGCAATCGCTCGCGGAGTGGCTGTGGCCCGTGTGCGCCGAATGCAAGGGGGTCGAGGCGGTCGGCATGGAGCGCGACCGACGCGAGAACAAGCGGGTCAAGTGCCGCACCTGCTTTGGCGCGGGGCGCGTGAGGCGCCAGACCGAGAAGGGAACGGCCTTCTGGCGATCGTGCGAGTTGTGCTGCGGCTTCGGCCGCATGCTCCGCGAAAAGATCTACAACGTGAAGCCGCGCATCTGCCCGAGCTGCCAGGGAACCGGCCAGCGGCTCATCGACGACTTCGAGCGCGCGCGCGTGCTCCGCGTTTCGCTTGCCCAGTACCAGCGGCATTGGCTGAAAAGATTCGATTGGCTGCGCAGCCGGCTCGATCATCTGGATTGGAACGAAAACAACCTGTTGACCTCCGCGTTGGGAAGGCGTACAAATCCCGGTCCATAGCGGCAACGTATTGATAGAAAGCCGCGCGGCGCGATGTTGGCGCCGATGCAGTAACCCAACGGGCGATAAGAAAAACGACAACTGCACCCGGCGGGACGGATGCTCTCGCTCGCTCTGAATTCCTGAAATCCAGATAATGGTCCAGCGCGGGCCGCTTCCCCATACTCACCCGGCTCGCCGGGCGGACTTTTAGCGTCTAGGCTTTTCTCTTCCATCCTCCTCCTTTGGTGGAAGCTTCGCCGCGGCAAGATTCGACGCGGCTTTTTATTCTTCGGAGCGCGCCATGGGTTCACCGATCAGCGTGAACATGCGCGCGCAGATCGCCGAGCTGCAGGCGCGCATCGCCGTCCGCAAGGACAAGATGCAGCGCTTCGTCAAGGAAGGCATGCGGGAGGCCAAGCCCGTGGTGCGCGCGATCCTGCAGGACGAGCAGGGCAAGCGATTCAACGTCAAGCAAACTCGCTTCTTGAGGACCTGGCGGATCGGTGTGCGCAGCCCGCACACGATGATAGTCGAGAACATCATGAAGGGTTTCGGCCTGTTCGCCACCGGGGGTACGATCGGCCCTAGGCGTGGGCGCGCGCTCCTCATCCCGATCAACACGGCGGCCGGAACGCGCCTGGGCGTCAAGAAGTTTTATCAGCTGATCGATTGGCTGCACCAGGAAAAGCTCCTGGTGGCCAAGAATGGCATCCTGTACGTGAAGCCTCCGATGAACACCTCGAGGCGCGGTGGTATCGGCATCGGCACTAGGGTGCAAAAGAAATTCAGGCAGCGGTTCAGCGGCTCGGACAGGCGACCGACCGGTTTCGATATCGTGCTGAACTCCGAGGGCCTCACACCGATTGCTGTCATCCGGCGGTCCATCACCCAGAAGAAGCGATGGGACATGGACACCATAGTCAGAGGCAGGATCATTCCTGTGATCCTGCAAGCAATCGAAGCCAAGGCCAAGGCCGGATGATGCGCCGCGCCGGCGGGCGGAGGCAGGAGCCGAGGGCATGCGGGCATCCGCAGTATGGGAGGGCCAGGCAGTCATGGTTTCACGGGTCCTTCCTGGCCTCACAGCGATCACGCGTAAAAACACCCCCAATCGCCCCCAGAGACACCGCTCGGGAGGTAGGTTAACTGGTCAGGTGAGCGTCTATGGGAATCACAGTCAACCAGGCGCGGCTTGCTGAAATTCTGGGTCGGACGGACGTCACGATCTGGGAGTGGCAGGACGAAACTCCGCCGCTCCCGATCCTGAAGCGCGGAGCGAAGGGCGAAGAGCACGAATACGACACTGCGGCGGTGATCGCCTGGTGGATCGCGCGCGAAGTTGGGAAGGTCTCGGGCGGCTCACAAAAAGACCGGCTCGCGCGACTCCAGGGTGACAAGCTCGAGCTCGATCTCGCGCGCGAGCGCGGAGTGCTGGTGCCGGCGGAAGAAGTCAAGCCGCTGTGGGAGTCGAGGGTTCTGGCCGCGGCTGCGTTGATGGCGGCTCGCGCCTCGCGGCTTGCTGGGATTCTCGAGGCAACGCCTGGTCTTGAGGCGAAGCGCGATATTCTAAAAAAGGAGGACGCCGAGTTCCTGAAGAAACTCGGCGTCGAGGGAGAGCGCATGCAAGACGAACTTCAAAAATTGCTGGAGAAGGTATCCACGGCCGAGGCCGATGCCTTCCTGCAGAGGATCCGCGGCGATGACCAACAACGTACTATTCAACCTGATCAAGGAGGTGTGGGGCCGGCTAGTCCCGCCTGAGAAGATCCCGCCGTCCGAATGGGCGGTCAAGCATCGCCGCATCTCGGGGATGACCGCGGAGATGTCCGGAGAGTACTCGTGGGCGATGTTCCCGCATATGCGGGCGATCATCGACACGTTCTTCGAGGCGGGCGTGCGCGGTATCCGCTGCATGAAGAGCTCGCAGGCCGGGTGGACGGAGACGGTCGCGACTTTGATCGGCTACATCGCCGATATGATCCCGGCACCGATCCTGGTGCTCTTCCCGAAGGAGAAAAAGGGGAAGGAGTTCAACCTCGAGCGTTTCGAGCCGATGGTGCGCGAAACACCTCGCCTGGCGGCGAAGATCCCGCTGACTAGTCGTGAGAAAGGGATCACCCAGACCTTCAAGCTGTTCCCCGGGGGATGGCTCAAGTTCGTGCACTCACATTCCGCGGACGAAGTGAAATCTTCGTCGGCACGCTACGCGTTCGTCGAAGAGCCCGACGAGTGTGAGCAGGACGTGCGCGGGCAGGGCAGCACCGTCAAGCTGCTGCTCGAGCGCCTGAAGCAGTTCTTCGACACGTTCTCGATCATGGGCGGCTCGCCGACTTTGTCGGAGATCTCCGCGATCGAGGCGGAGATGGAGCTGACCGACAAGCGCAAATGGTTCGCGCCCTGTCACCACTGCCAGGGCGAGGTGGCGCTGGACGGCCAGGCGTGGGGTCTCGTTAAATACAAAGAGGACCCGGCGCGCAGCCATCCGGTTTATGGCCACGTCGACCCCGAGACGGCCTATATGGTCTGTCTGCATTGCGGAGGGGAGTGGAGTGATGCGGAGCGCGCACGGAATTCGCGCGCGGGCAGGTTTATGGCCACGGCGCAATTCACCGGGCTCGCAGGCTTTTACATCAGCGACCTGATGAGCAGCTCGCCGGGAGCGGCGCTGCCGCGGCTGCTCGAGAAATACCTCGAGGCGAAGCATCGCGAGGCACAGGGCGATATTCGCGGACTGATCGAGTTCTGGAACAACCAGCTGGGCCTGGCGTTCAAGTACAAGTCGCCGGCGCCGGATATCGAGGAGCTCGAGGCGCGCGCGGAGGACTATCCCGAGCTCACGGTGCCGTGGGGCGGCCTGCGCCTGGCATGCGGTGTCGATGTCCAGGGCAATCGAATCGCGATCTCCGTGATCGCCTGGGGGCGGGGCGAGGAATCGTGGCGCATATACTGGGGCGAGATCTTCGGCAATCCCAGCGATCATGACGATCCGGTCTGGACCGAGCTCGAGAGTTTCCTGTTCCGGCCTTACCGGCACGCCAATGGCGCGGAGCTGTTTATCGAGGCGACCTCGATCGATGCCGGCGACGGCAATACGTCGGACGCCGTGTACTGGTTCTGCCGCAAGCATCGCATGCGCGGAGTAATGGCGATCCGCGGAGTGGAGACCGGCGAGATTTTCCGCGTGCCGCGCCCGATCGATCCGGGCACGCGCGTGACCAAGGCCGCGAAGTACGGCCTGCAGGTCTATCTGGTGGGCACGGAGAAAGCGAAGGACCTGATCATCGGCTTCGGCGAGCATGGCGGCCGACTGCGGCTCTCCGAGAAGGACGAGCAAGGGCGCGCCATCACAGGCCGCGGGCCAGGGCGCATGCACTGGTATCGAGGAATCCGCGGAGATTGGTACGCGCAAGTCGTCTCCGAAGTGAAAGCGCCGATGAAGAATCGGCCGCGCACCAGGCTCTACTGGCAGGTCAAGCAGGGCGTGCGCAACGAGGGCCTGGATACCGAGGTCTATGGGCTCCACGCCTCGCGGCGTCTGAAGATCAACCTCATGACCGAGGCCCAGTGGGTCGCGATCGAGGAAAAGCTGCGGCAGCCGGATCTGGCCGGCATCGCCGCGAAAGAGTCGAATACTTCGCCCCCAGAAGCAGCATCGCCCCGGCCGGCAGAACAACCCGCAGTTGCGCCGGTCGGGGCAGTCAGGGCCCAGCCTCCGCTCGATCCCTTGCTGGCCCAGCTCGAGCAAGGCGATATCGGGCGCGCCGAGATCGAGCAGCCGCAACCCTACTAAGGAGCCACGATGGCGGATCTCACCACCTTGCAAATCTGGCTCGCGGATGCGGAGGCAGCCCTGCAGGCTCTCCAGATCGGTGCCCAGGAGATGCAGATCGACCATGGCGACATGCGCGTCGCCTATACCAAGGCCGACACGGCCAGGCTGCAGAGCTATATCGATAGCCTGCGCGCGCAGATCGCCGCTGCGGGCGGAACGGTCTCGGGTCTGCGGCGGCGCGCGCTTATGGTGGATCTGTAGACGATGGGCGCGGTTCTCGGCAGGGGCCGCTCGCGACGCGGGCTGCTGCAGGCTTCAACCTCGGGCGGCAGAAGCCACAATCTCGGCGGGCATGCCTATGCCGGCGCGAGCTGGTATTCGCCCGACCTGCGCGGCTGGCATCCGTCCATCGGAAGCGCGGACGCGGATATCCTGCCCGAGCTCGACACGCTGCGGCCGCGTTCGCGCGACCTGGTGCGCAACCATGGCGTCGCCAATGGCGCGCAGCAGACGATCCTCGACAACGTCCTTGGCTGCGGGCTCTGGCTCGCGCCGACGCCCGATTACGTCATTCTCAACAAAGACCGCAAGTGGGCGAGCGAATGGCGCCGCCCGGTCAAGGCCAAGTGGCGCGCCTTCGCGGAGACGACCTTCTGCGATGCGGGCGAGAGCCTGACGCTCGATGGCCTGGCGACGCAGGTCTTTCGCGGAGGCTGGGAGAACGGCGACGGCCTCGCGCTGCCGCTGTGGCTGCCGCAGCCTGGTTATCAATCCGCTACGCGAATCCAGGTGATCGAGTCCGACCGCCTGAGCAACCCGAATTTCCAGGTCGATACCGAGTTTCTCCGTGGGGGAGTCGAGATTAACCAGTACGGCGCGCCGCAGGCGTACTGGATCCGCAAGGCGCATCCGGGCGACCGCTTCTGGTTCATGAACGGGCAGCCGGCGATCTGGGAGCGCGTCGCGGCGAAAACGCCGTGGGGCCGCAGGAAAGTCATCCATGCCCACGATAAGGGCCGCGCCGGGCAAACGCGCGGAGTACCTGCGCTCGCCTCGGTGCTGCAGCAATTCAAGGTGATGGGTGACTACCAGCGTGCGGAGCTCAAGTCCGCGGCGGTGAACGCGATGGTGGCCCTGGTTACCGAATCCTCCATCGGCCAGGAAGGCCTGGTCGAGCTGCTCTCCGGCAATCCGGATGCGCTCAAGCGCTACCAGGACGGTCTCACCAACCGCAACCGCTCCGCGATCAACTATCGCGAAGGTTTGATCGTGCCGCTGTCGCTGGGCGAGAAGATCTCGAGCTTCAGCCCGGCGCGTCCGTCGACAGCGTACGAACCGTTCACCGATACGGTGTTCAAGCATATCGCCGTTGGCCTGAACATCCCGTACGAGCTGCTGATGAAGGACTTCAGCAAGACCAACTACTCCTCGGCGCGCGCATCGCTGCTCGAGGCGTGGCGGTTCTTCTTCGGCCGGCGCGACTGGCTCGCGCAGATGTTCTACCAGGTTGTATACGAGCTGTGGTTCGAGGAGATGGTCGATGCCGGTGAGATCGAAGCGCCCGGCTTCTACGATGCCCGGTATGCATGGACCCGCGCCCGCTGGATCGGCCCGGGCCGCGGCTGGGTCGATCCGCTCAAGGAAGCGCAGGCCTCCGAGCTGCGCATGGACATCTTCGTCTCCTCGCTCGAGGACGAATGCGCGGAGCAGGGCAAGGACTGGGAAGACCTGCTCGAGCAGATCGCGGAGGAAGAATCGCGGCTGAAGGAGCTCAAGCTCACGCGCGATAGGGTCGCGAAGACCCTGCAGCCCAAGGGCGCGACGGATACCGGCCAGATGACGGAAGAAAAACCCGCAGTTCCCGCGTAGTCCGCAAGTCCCGAATCGCAAGGCAATCTGCCCGCGCTGTTTCCCGGCGCCGGCTTCGTTCGAACTCGAAACAATCAACAGGAGGACCGCATGGCGCAATTGCTGAAGAAAGGTACCCCAGTGCGCACCGCCTCGGTCACCGGGGTCGTCAAGGGTATGAAAGTCAGCGATGACGGGGAGACGCTCCACTATCTGGTCGCGTACCGCGAGCATGGGTTGGACGGCACGCCTGCCGGCGATCCGATCGAGCGCTACTTCCTGCCCGAGGAGATCGTCGTCGACTTCGAGGCCCTCGAGGCCGCCATCAAGGCGGCGGCCGTAACCGCGGAGCAGTCCGCGGCAGCCAAGGGAGAGCAGGCATGAGCGACTTCCACAAGAAGACCGGCGAGCGCGGAGACGCGAAAGACCTGCCGGGCGTCTTCGTCGGCAAGCACACCGAGCTCGACGAAGGGTTCCCGCTCAAGGGCACCTACGGCTTCAAGTGCGTCGGTCCGCGCGAGGACGCGCGCGAGGAGTACAACCGGCTGATCGCGAGCGCGGGCGAAGACGTCGACGTGCACCACGTCGTCCGCGTCCACGCGCACGACGTGGTCTTGTTCGAGGCGGACGTCCTGCTTCCCGACGAGCCCGAGCTGCGGGCCCGGGCCGAGGCCTTGCTCGAGCAAAAGTGGACGGACGCTATCGAGAACACGGTGGTGACCGTCGGCAAGAACCATATCCTCGATACGGAGCTCTCGGGCAGCTCCTACACCGCGGCCTGGTTCATGGGCCTCATCTCGCTGACCTCGTTCTCCGCGATTGCGGCCGGCGACACCATGGCCTCGCATGCGGGCTGGCTCGAGGCCGGATCGGCCAACAATCCGACCTACTCGCAGTCCACGCGTCCGGCGCCGGCGTTCTCGGCGGCTTCGGCCGGGTCGAAATCGACCTCGGCCGCCGTGGTGTTCTCGATCACCAGCACCGGGACGGCAAAAGGCGGGTTCCTGAATACCGTCTCGACCAAGGACGGGACCACCGGGACCTTGCTCTCCGCTGGGCTCTTCACCGGCGGCGACAAGGCGGTCGCGAACGGCGACACGCTCAACGTGACCTATTCACTCTCGGTGTAAGGAGCAAGACATGAAGAAAATTCTCGCGGCAGTTTTCGCGCTCGCCTTGGTCGGCGCCGCCGATGCCGGCATCGTATGGCAGGTTGCATCGAACCCGACGAACAAGGCGGCACTCACGCGCACCACGCAACCTGATGCCGGGAAGGCGAACGTGGGCGACCCCTGCGAGGATCCAGTGATCGCGATCGTCGGCAAGAACCAATGGCACGCCCTTAAGGGCACCGCTGCGCCGAACATGCGCTTGGCGCCCTGCGTGGCGATTACTGTGGCGGATCCGCCCCCTCCCGTGCCAGTTCCCGTGCCTGTCCCGCCGGCACCGCCCGCACCGGACCCCGCGCCGACTCCGATCCCGATTCCTGCCCCGACACCCGTCCCTGCACCCGACCCAGCGCCTGCGCCGCCGCCTGCTGTCCGCGGCGCGCTCGCGATCTTCTTCACCGACATCATCACTGGGCCGAACTCGGGCGGGGAGGGCGGCAATGGCGCCTATCTGACCCTCTACGGCAGGGGCTTCGGCTCCCTGCAGGCCGATTCGATCGTGACGATCGGCGGGGCGCAGGTGGCCTCCTACAAGCAGTGGTCGGACGCCAAGGTGACCGTGCAGCCCGGGCCCGGTGTCGCGGGCGGGCCGATCCAGGTCAAGGTGGCGGGCGCGAGCTCGAACGCCGACCAGGCCTTCACCGTGGTCGCGGGCAAGATCTGGTTCGTCTCCCTGGCGGGCAACGATTCGACCTGCGCCGCCGGCGACATCACCAAGCCCTGCCGCCTCATCACACAGACCTTCGAGCGCGCCGCCTTCGCGCCCGGCGACCACCTGGTGGTGCGCGGGGGAACCTGGAGCGACGTCTACGCGCAATACGGGTCCTTCTTCTCGATCCACCACAAGAGCGGCACCGCGGCCGCGCCCATGGCGTTCCTGTGCTATCCCGGCGAGGCCTGCAACCTGGTGCGCACCACGCAGAGCCGCGGCATCCATATGTTCTCGACGACCGGCCACGTCGTCATCGCCGGCTTCTCGATCGACGGCAAGGGCCATGGTCTGAGCATTGCGCCCGAGCAGGGCAACGACGACGTGCGCGTCGTCAACAACGAGGTGATGAACTACTTCGAGGATTCGGGCGGCGCCGCCACCATCGAATTCAGCGGCACGCGCATCAAGGTCCTGGGCAACCGCCTGCACGACAACGGCGGCTCGAAGCTCTACCACGCGATCTATGGCGACTGCCGTGCGGCGACGGTCGACGATGTCGAGGTCGCCTGGAACACGATCAGCAACCAGACCGGCGGCCGCGGCATCCAGTTCTACTGCTCCGACGATACGCGCGTGATGACCAACCTGGTCGCGCACCACAACGTCATCCACGACATCCACCTGGACGGCATCATCTTCTCCAGCAACAGCGGCGCGGGCGCTGTGGCGCACCACAACGTCGTCTACCGCACGGGCAGCAAGGCGCTCCAAGGGCCGAGCACCGACGCCGGTGTGGCGGGCGGTTGCATCCGCTTCGCCTCGAGCAAGGTCGCGGCGCAGATCTTCAACAACACCCTCGCCGACTGCGGCCTTGATGGTGATCCGGATTCTGCGGCGATCCGTGCCGATATCATCGGCAGCGTCTCATTCCGCGACAACATCGTGGCGGACAAGAAATTCTCGAACGGTTTCCCCTCGGGATTCACCGCCGGCGGCAATGTCTGGTTCGGCGCGGCGAAGCCTGCTATCGACGTGACCGGCCTGACTGTCGATCCGCTCTTCGTCGACCGCCTTAACTACGATCTGCATCTGCTGCCCGCTAGCACGGCGCTGGGCAAAGGGGCGTTCTGAGGTAGCGCGGTGGCCAACCCGCTCGTCCGCTCGGGTAACTATGGCTCTAGCACCATAGGCGACTCCGTCCTTAATAATGGGACGATGACGCGCCGCATTCCGAATCCGGACGGGGTGCCTCCTGGGAATACGATCCTCGTCGGGCTGAAGTTCAGCTCGTCGCTCGGCAGCCTGGCAGGCGGGTTGAAGGTAAGGGACGACAAGGGTAATACCTACACGGGCGTCGATGGCGGGTGGGACGGCAGCGCGATGGGGTGCGCGCTGTTCCGCTCGATCAACGTCAAGGGCCGGGTGAGGCGTGTCTTCATCGACAACGTCAGCGGCGACAACATGACGGATTTCATGGTGTCGATCGTCGACATACCAGACATTGCGTCATTCGACCTGGCGAACAAGGCCACGGGCAGCGGCACGGCCATGACCGGCGGCGCGCTGGCGGTGGGAGCGACCGGCCGCTTCATCATCCAGTTTTCTTGGCGCGTCGGATCGGGTGCGGATCACACGACCACCCTTACACCGACTACGCACGCGAACATTGTGTGGACAAACGACAACGAGAACACCAACGAGGGGCACTGCGTCCAGTCTGGAGTGTACAACTCGGCCAGTTCGATCACGCCGCAGTGCGACGCTGGCACGACCACCACCGGATGGATCACCGTGTCGGCAGCCTTCGTGGTGGGAGACTCCGGGCGGGGAGTTCCACCTGGCCTGTTCGTTCGTGGTCTGCACCACGTCGGCATCCTGAATCCGAACCCGACGCCGGTACACATCCGGCACACCTTCAAGGGAAACCTCGGGCTCGTCATGAACTCGGGTGGAGTGCCGACGCACGCGCTCGTGACCGCCATCAGCGGCACGAACAATTGGTCGCGCGAGACGCCGATCGCGCAGAACGACGCCAACAACATCATGATGTGGGCGCCGGTCACGACGGCGGTGGACGACATGACGCTCACGCTCAACGATGGGCTCGGCGACCTGACGCACATGCTGTGCGACATAGCGGGGGCCGATTCTATTGCGCCCAAGGTCTTCTACGATCACGTGACTGGGAACCAGTCGGTGACCGCGCCAATTACTACGTTCACGCGCGCGCCCTCGGCGGTCGGCAACATGACCTTCAGCCAGGTCTCCTGGGCGAGCGGCACGGCGGACGATCTGCTCGATCAGCAGATGGTCTTCTACTCCGACAACTGGGACGGAGAGCCGGTGGACGGACCGACCAACGGAGACGAGAACAACGGATTCGGAATGCACCTGGCGCAAGACACCAATCGCCACGACTGGACCTTCCATCGCACCGCGGCCTCGATCGGTGCGGGGAATTGGGAGGCGACGATTATCGAATTCAAGGCCGCGCCGATAGTCGGCGCCTCGGTGCCTCTCGCGCTGCCGCAGTGGCCGTCAAGACTAGGAGCATGAAACGATGATCCAGATTTCCGGCGCGAGCGAGAAACTTCAGATCGTCACGGCTTCGGCCACGGCGACGCTCGACGTCCAGGTCGATTTCGCCAACTGGGACACGACGGCAGGCACGCCCAAGGTCGACGCGCCGAAGAATCAATGCACCGCGATCAGCGGCGCAGCGACGACCGATGTGCTCGCCGCGCCCGGTGCGAACGTTTCCTCTCGGGTGAAGGCGGTGTTCGTCACCAACACGCACGCCAGCCTCCCGCAGACGTTCAATCTGCAGCGGATCCTGTCGGGCCCGACGACCTTCAAGTTCAAGACCATCACGTTGCAGCCGAACGAGATGGCAATCATGAACGAGCATGGCGTCTGGTTCGTCTATGACGGCATTGGCGCGGTGAAAGGCACCGCCCAAGGTCCGGTAGACGTCCAGATCTTTACCAGCACCGGCGCGAACACTTGGACGAAGCCGACCTCGTTCACGCCCAAGTGCACCATCGTCAATATCTGGGGCGCGGGTGGTGGTGGCGGCGGCGGCGCATCGCTTGCAACAGCGGTTGTCGCGCATGGCGGCGCTGGCGGTGGCGGCGGGGCATTCAACCGAGCCGAAATGGCGACTGTGGATCTCGGCACGACCGTCACGGTCACGATCGGCGCCGGAGGTACTGCGGGCGCGGCGAGCACTGCAGGCGCGGCCGGCGGCGATGGTGGTGTCGGTGGTACCACGACCTTCGGCTCGCTGCTCTCGGCCTTCGGCGGCGGCGGCGGACGCGGCGGCGCCATCTCGGCCGCGGTCAGCGGCGGTGGCGGTGGCGGTGGCACGACCAGCGCTGGCGGAACGGGCTCGACCACGGCGGGCGCGCCCGGCGGTCCAGCGCCTCATGCGACGGCCGCAACCGGCACTCAAAACTCGGTGGGCACCGAGGGCGGCATCGGTACAGTAGCTGTCCCGACGACGAACCAGAACTGCGCGGAGTACGGCGGCGCAGGAGGTGGTGGAGCAGCGGCGACGCCCGTGGCGGCCGGCCTGGGAGCGAGCTCGCTCTTTGGCGGCGGCGGTGGTGGCCACGGCGGCTCGCACAGCGCGACCCCGACGATTATTGCGGGCGGCGCGGGCGGCGCGAGCGCATCTTATACGGTGGGCGGTGGCGGCGCGGTCGGCACGGACGGCGCAGCTCCCACTGTGGGAGCGAATGGCGCGGATGGTGATTCAACGAAGGGCGGCGCCGGCGGTGGCGGTGGCGGCACGACCGTCACGGCCTCGACCGCAGGCAAGGCGGGCGGCAACGGCGGCCGCGGCGGTGGCGGTGGTGGCGGCGGTGGCGTCGGTCAGAACCCCGGAGTCGGCGGCGCGGGCGGCACCGGCGGCAATGGCTATGCGGTGGTGATCTCGTTCTGATATGGCGCGCGCGGGGATTTTCGACCCGGCGCTCGCGCCCGCGGGCATTTTCGATCCCGCGCTCGACAAGGCCGGATTATTCGGTGAGGACTTTTCTGGCGCGGTCGGCGGCGGTTCTCAGTCAGCCGCCATTGCTGAGATTGGCAGCGCGGCGGAGGCCATCTCCGTAGTCCTATCCGCCTTGGCTGCTCTCGCGGAGTCTGGCGCGGGCGCCGACGCTCCGACGGCGACTCTGGTCACGAGCCAGGCGCTCGCGGAGTCGGGATCTTCGGTGGATTCCTGGGGCGGCGCGGCGACTTATCCGGTTGCGATCGCCGAATCGGGTGGCTCGGCGGACTCGCAGGATTCGGTCGTCACGAAGAACGTGAATATCGCGGAGTCGAGCGCGGGCGTGGATTCGATCTCCGCGAGCTCGTCAGCGGTCGCGGCGCTCGCGGAGTCCGCGGCCGCAACGGACGCGCTGTCGGTGGCGATGAGCGCGACGAAAGCGATCGCCGAGGCCGGTTCGGCCGTGGATCTGATCTCCACGACGCTCTCGGCCGTGGCGGCGATCGCCGAGGCGCTGGTATCGGCCGACTCCTGGTCGGCGCTGGTGAGCGCCCTGGCGGCCCTTGTCGAGACGCTGTCGGCGACGTCGGTGATCGACGCCTCCACCGGGAACGTCAGTCCGGTGTCGGAGTCGGTCAGCTCTGCGGATGTGCTCTCCGCGATCATGACCGCGAACGCGGTGTTGAACGAAGCCGCCGGCGCGGTCGAAAGCGTGTCCGCGGCCGGCTCGTTCATCGTCCAGGCCCAGGAGGCCGGGGCGGCGCTGGATGCGATCTCCGCCAAGCTCACGGCGGCCGGGCAGCTGCAGGAGACCGTGACGGCGCTCGAGGCGCTGTCCGCGACCCTGGCGACCTCGGCTGCGCTCCTCGAGCAAGCGATCGGCGCGGACGCGATCGCAGTCTTCGAAGGCAAATTCCTCGGCGCGCCCGCCGAGCGCATGCATTTCGGCGCGCCGCGGGTGCGCATGATCATCGGCTTTCGGCGCCGCGTGCGGTTCGGAACTCCGCGAAAAAGGGAGGACTGAGGATGTTCACACCCCCCAAGCAACCCGCCGCGGAGGAGTATTTCGGCTTCGATTTCGTCCGCCAGCTCGCGGTTGGCGAGGCGATCCTTTCCGCGGTGTGCACCCTGGTCGTGGTCGACGGCGCGGGCGATCCGAACCCCGGGGCGATGCTGTCCGGGGCGCCGGTCATTTCCGGCACCAAGGTGTCCCAGAAGATCATCGGCGGAGTCGGCGGAACGCGGTATTGCTTCACGATCCTCGCGACCACCGACGGGCCGGAGAAGATCCCGCTGTCCGATACCTTCTGGGTGCAGGCGCCTTGCTCGCAGCTTACTTGACCCCGCTTCTGGCGGGGTCGTCGTTTCCAGGAGACCACCGGTGAATAAACGCAACCTGTCGCGCCTGGCCGGCCGTCTCTACGGCGTGCCGCTGATGATTCAACCGGACAAGGCCGCGGTGATCGAGCGCGTGTTCCAGTCGTATCTCGCGGGCGATCGGCCTTTGTCGATGGATGATGAGGACCGCGAGACGCCCGAGCAGCGCGCGGAGCGCGAGCATGCGGAGCGTGTCCGCGCCTATGCCGGGATCGAGTTGCAGAAGCGCACCGATAAGCCGTACGCGCTGACCACGTCCGGGATCGCGCTCGTGCCGGTGATGGGCACGCTGATCCAGCGCGGCTCCTGGATGGACGCCATGTCGGGCCTGACCGGCTACGACGAGATCGGCGCGCTGGTCGGCGCCGCGGTGGCCGACCCGGAGGCCCGCGCAGTGGTCCTCGAAATCGATTCGCCCGGCGGCCAGGTCAATGGCGCCTTCGAACTCGCCGACAAGATCGTCGCGATGAGCGGCAAGAAGAAGATCTATTCGCATGCGAACGAGGCGGCATTCAGCGCCGCCTACCTGCTCGCGTCCTCCGCCGACCGGATCTACGCCCCGATCACGGGCGCCGTCGGTTCGATCGGCGTGCTCGCATTGCATCTCGATCAGAGCAAGCGCGATGCCCAGATGGGCTACACCTACACGCTCATCTATGCCGGTGCGCGCAAGGTCGACCTGAACTCGCATAAGCCGCTCACTGACGCGGCGCGATCGAACGTGCAAGAGGAGGTCGACCGCGTCTACCAGCTTTTTGTATCGCACGTCGCGGAGCAGCGCTCCTTGACCGCGGAGGCCGTCATCGGTACCGAGGCCGGCGTCATGGCGCCGCCGGAGGCGCTCCACCAGAAATTCATCGACGGGGTCGCCACGCTCGCGGAGGTCGTTGCGCTCCTCGAGGGCGAGCTCGGATCAGGGACTTCAAGCGTTTCACCCGGTGCGCGAATGAATGCGGACCGCCTTTTGTCAACCACGGAAAGCGAGGCTTCAATCATGGATACGAAAGACAAGGGTGCGGCCCCTGCAGCGAACGCCGCGGACCAACCGAAGCACACCGACGCGCAGCTCGAGGCCGCGCGCACCGAGGCGAGAGCCGAGGGCGTCAAGGCCGGAAGCGCGGAGGGAATCAAGGCGGAACGCGATCGGGTGCGCGCAATCATGATCCACGCGGAGGCCAAGGATCGCCAGGAGCTGGCCCTGTCGATCGCAACCGAGACCGACATGAGCGCGGAGCAGGCGGCCAAGCTGCTCGCCGCAGCGCCGAAACAGGCCTCGGGGAGCGCGCTCGCGGCGCTCATGGCCAAGGAGAAGAATCCGGCGGTCGGCGTGGACGGCGATCCGAACGCGGCCGTCACGGCGCAGATGATCGATTCGGCCGCGATCTTCGAATCGCGGAGGACGGCCCAGCGCGCCAACTGAGCCTATCCGGAAACGCATCACAACCCCTTTCCCTTTTTTGGAGAATATTTCATGACTCTTCTTTCTGAACTCCTGCACGCCGGCGGTTTCATCATCGCGGAACAGGAGGGGCATCTCTCTCGCGACAACGGCATCCTTGCAAGCGGCGAGAATCGCGGCGCCGGGACCGTCCTCGGCAGGACCGTGACCGCTGGCACGGCCGTCGGCGCTGCATTCGCCGGCAATACCGGCACCAGCACCATCGGCTCGGTATCGGTGGGCGGCGGCGCCAAGGAAGGCATCTACATGGTCGAGCTCATCACAGCGGGCGCGACGGCGGCGTTCACGGTGGAGGATCCGAACGGGGTCAATATCGGACACGGCGCGATCGGCACCGCCTTCGCCGGTGCGGTGAACTTCACGATCACCAACGTTGGCGGCACCTCGGTCGCTGGCGACCGTTACACGGTGACCGTGTCGCAGCTCACCAAGAAGTTCAAGATCCTCGCGCCGGCCGCCACCGACGGGACGCAGATCCCGGCGGGCATCCTGTTCGCTCCGGTCGACGCTTCGGCGGCAGACCAGGCCTGCTGCGTCATCACGCGGAACGCGGAGTTGAACTCCAACGAGCTCGTCTGGCCGGGCGGCATCACCGCCGCGCAGCAAAGCGTCGCCACCGCGCAGCTTGCCGCCGCCGGCGTGATCCTGCGGTAAGCGGCCCGATACCCTTCATTCAAGGAGAAAAAACATGCTCGACGTATTCAAACAGAACGCCTTTTCGGTGATCTCGCTCACCGATGCGATCAACAAGCTGCCCTTCATCCCCGGCCGTGCCGGCAAGGTGATCGACTGGAGCGAGGAGGGCGTGGCCACCACGGTGATCGCCATCGAGGAGATCAGCGGGGTGCTGCAGCTGGTGAGCCCGACTCCGCGCGGCGGACCCGGGACCACCTCGCCCAAGCAGAAACGCGGACTGCGCAACCTGACCGTGCCGCACTACGAGGTCGACGATGGGGTCATGGCCGAGGAAGTGCAGGGCATCCGCGCTTTCGGACAGGAGAACCAGGTGCAGGTTCTGCAGAACGTGGTCAACGCCCGCATGCAGCAGCATCTGCAGTTGACGCTCGATCCCACGCTCGAATATCAAAGGATCGGGGCAGTCCGCGGCATCATCCTCAATGCGGACGGGACGACGCTCTACAACCTGTTCACCGAGTTCGGGGTGACGCAGCCGACCGAGGTGGCGTTCGACCTTACCAACGTTTCGCCGGCGAGCGGAGCGGTGCGCAAGGCATGCACCGGCGTTGTCCGCACCATCGCCAATGCGATGGGCGGGGTGCCCTACGCCGGCGTCTATGCCTTCTGCAGCGACCAGTTCTGGGACGATCTGACCGGGAATGCGGAAGTGCGCGCCACCTACCTGAATCAGCAGGAGGCCGCGCAATTGCGCCAAGGGCTTGCGTTCGAGACCTTGTATTACGGCGGCATCATGTTCGAGAACTATCGCGGTTCGGTGGGCGCGACCAAGTTCATCCCGGACGACAAGGCCGAGTTCTTCGCAGTCGGGTCTCCGGGGCTGTGGCGCACCGTGTACGCCCCGGCCGATTACATCGAGACGGTGAACACGATCGGTCTGCCGCGTTATGCGAGACAGTTCCCGATGGACAACGGCAAGGGGATCAACCTCGAGACGCAGACCAACCCGCTGTCTTACTGCGTTCGTCCCGGTACCCTGATCCAGGGCAGGCGCGGCGCATAATCGTTCCAGCCATAGGAAAAGGGCGCCCGCATTTTCAATGCGGTGCGCCCTTTTTTCTCCATGCTCACAACCGAAAAGTTCTATGCGAGCTTCGACAAGGCGGGCTTTCTCAAGACCGCCCTGTGGACGCCCTCATTCGGCGGTCCGGCGCAGCAGGCGAGGGTGCGGTTCCGCGCGCCTTCCGACAACCTGCTGGCCGGTGACCAGGCATCGACCGACTACGGCATCACCTACCCGGCTTCGGTGCTGGTGGGCCTGAAGCGCCAGGAGATCCTGACGATCGACGGGCAGCAGTACACGGTCCGCGAATCGCCGATCTCGAGGAAGGACGGGTCGGAGCTCGAGGTCAAGCTGCGCAGGGGCGCGTGACATGCTCGGGCCGGCGACGATCTTCGAGCGAATCGCGGAGGAAGTGAAGACCGCGCTTCTCCAGGCCGACATCCCGGGGATCGAGGAGCGGGTCGAGCGCGCGCGGGAAGATGCCGTCACGTTCGACGACGGCGACTCGCTCAACGTCATGATGGACAGCAATTCGCAGAAGGTCTTCTCCGAGTCGATCGACGACAACGAGCTGCTCGTCGACGTCTGCATCAGCGTGCGGGCGACCGGGGACTCCGCGAACGTCTGGGAGACCAAGGCCGACGAATACGCGCGCCAGATCCACCCGGTGGTGATGCGGCGCAATTACTTCGCGGCAGGCCTGAAGATCGCGCGGGTGCGGCTCACCGACCAGGACTGGCAGGCGGAGGCAGGCGACAACACGCCGGGCAAGCGCACCCTCAAGTATTCGGTCCGGTTCCTCACGCTCGCCGACGACATCACGCAGCAACCTTGAAAGGACCCTTCAGCATGGCCAAGAACAAGCAGCCCGACGTCTCCGCCGCCGACATTGCGGACCGCTGGCACCGCCGCGTGCAAGATCTGGCCGCCTTCGCGAGCTCCGCGGAAGTGGACGAGCAGGTCCTCACGGCGGTCGCGGCTCTTCCCGACACGCTGGGAACCGGCGCGCTCGGCGCCGACCGCGACTCGGCGATCGACAAGTGGTTCCAGACCCATTTCCACAAGGCGCCGGTTTCGTACAACACGCGCCTGTTCAACACCCTGCACGCAGCCAAGGAAGAGCTGAAGGCGATGCTCTCCGCGGTTGCGTAGGGCGATCCGTCCCGTTTCAACCACTGAAAGGAGCACGCCATGCAATTCGGATTCGGTTCCGGTTCCGCCTACGCGGTCGATTCGGTCGCTAACCCCACGCCGGCGCCCTTCGGCATCCTGCAGGACCTCTCGGTGGACTTCTCGTTCACCAACAAGGAGCTGACCGGCCAGTTCGGGTTCCCGGTCGCGGTAGGCCGCGGCACGGGCAAGATCGCCTGCAAGGCGAAGAACGCGCGCCTCTCCGGTCGTTTGCTGAACATGTTCTTCAGCGGCACCAAGGCCACGGGCCAGACCTCCGTGGCGCAGGACGAGGGCCCGACCGCCATTCCTGGCACCCCGTTCCAGATCACGGTGGCGAACGGCGCCACTTTCGTCACCGACCTAGGCGTGTTCGACTCCGCGACCGGCATCCCGTTCGTGCGGGTGGCCGCCGCGCCTGCGGTCGGGCAGTACACGGTTTCAGCCGGCGGCGTCTACCTATTCAACACCGGCGATACCGGCAAGAACGTGAAGATCAGCTACACCTTCACGATCTCGGCGACGGGCGAAAGCATCACCATCACCAACCCGCTGATCGGCGTGGCGCCGACCTTCAAGGCGGTGGCGACGCAGCTCTTCAACACGCTGCGCAATACGCTGACGCTCAACGCCAACGTGTTCACCAAGCTCGGCTGGGCGACCAAGCTCGAGGACTTCGCGATTCCCGAGATGGACTTCTCCTCGTTCGCCGACTCCGCGAACAACATCGGCACCTGGAGCGTGGCGGAAGCCTCGTAGGACCGTGACCGAGGGCCAACAGCTGCTGATCGCCAACCTGCTCAACGGCGTCGCTCCCGAGACCGCGGGAACCGCCGAGGGTATGACCGCGGAGGATGCGCTCGCGTTCTTCGCGGAGGTGATGCGGCTGGTGGCCGAGTACCGCTTCGTGCACTGCGTGCCGTACTTCGACTGCGCTTCGCTCGAGCAGGCCAGGCGGAACCGGCTCTGGGTGTTGGACATCCTGGCGCGGATCGAGCGCTGGGACTCCGTGGAGCACGACCTGATCCTGGATCTGCTCAAGGGGCGCGACGTCGCGGAGTATGGCGTCGAGCACGAGGAGATCCAGAAGGTCCTGGAGCGCGTGCTGGACGCGTTGCCGCACTATCTCAAGCAGGAATCCGACCGCGCAATCTACTTCCGCAGCCGCAAGGTGTTCATCGCGGAGCGGCGGTCGGCGGCGATCGCGGCGGTCGAGCAGTTCGTGTCTTTCCGCAATCCGCTCACCTACAAGAAGATCGAGCACCTGGGCATGACCCAGGACAACGCGCTCGCCGTCTCCGCGCAGGTGACTCATTGAAGGGGCAAGCATGGCCGATTTCACCCTGAAGATCGGGGGCAAGGAGTATTCGGCGAAGCGGGTGAACCTCGCGACGCTGAAGAAGCACAAGGAGTTCCTGAAACGCGGAGCTGCGATGGCCGCTTCCGGGAAGATCGATCTGCCGGGCGAGATCGATGGGCTGTTCGAGATGACGGCCATCGTCCACGCGTGCATCGCGCGCGCGAATCCGGGTGTGAGCCTCGAGGAGATCGAGGAGGGGCTGAATCAGGACGAGCTGGTCGGTGCTTTCAACGCCGTCATGACCGGCAGCGGGTTCGCGTCCTCGGGGGAGCCGAAGCCGGAGAGTTCCCCGACCTAGATCGCATCACCGCCCACGTTTGCCAGGCCCTGGGATGGACCTGGGATTATGTGGAGCAGGAGATGGACCTTGTCCGGCTGAAGCACCTCGGCGATTACTGGGCCGACCACCCGCCGCCTCACGTGGCGATCTGGTGGATCGCGCAGACGCTCGGCGTCAAGAAGGCCGATGCCACGCCCTCCGCGGAGAAGATCGCGGACGGTGCCGGCGACATCCTCGACATGTTGATCTCCGAAAAAAAGGGCTGACGCATGGCCGATACGTTCAGAACGGAGATCACCGCCGATCGCGCGCAGTACGACGCGACGATGGACGGCATGGCGCAGAAGGCGCTGACGTCTTCGCAGGCGGCCGCCTCCGCGATTCGCGCCTCATTCCTCAATATCGACCAGAACCAGATGGTCGCCGGGTTCAACGCGAGCTTCGACGTTATCAAAAAGGGCGCTGAGTCGGTTCGCGGCGTTCTGGCCGGTATCGCTGCGGTCGCGGCGGCGGCGGCGGGTTTTGTCAAACTCGCCGACGATTCCGAGAAGGCCACGCTGCAGGTCGAGGTGCTGGCCCGCACGCTGGGCGTCACCACCCAGGAGGCCTCGGCGCTCAAGATCGCGCTGAACGATATCGGCGTCGGCACGGACGACTACACCACGATGGTCGGCAAGCTGACCGTCAAGCTCCGCGACAACGAGGAGCGCTTCAACCAGCTCGGCGTGGTCACCCGCGGTGCCAACGGTGAACTCCTCGATACGCGCGAGATCGTCCAGAACTCGCTCGCGGCGCTGACTGACTTCACCATCGGCACCGACCGCAACCTTGCTTCCACCGAGCTCTTCAGCCGTGGCTGGGCCGACGTGGTCAAGCTGATGCGCCTCACGCCCGAGGCGATGGAGCAGGCGCGCACCAAGGCCGCGGAGCTGCAGCTCGTCATCGGGCCCGAGGGCGTGGAGCGCGCCCACGCCTACCAGGCGGCGATGTCGGACGTGAAGGACATGCTCGAGGGGATCTGGAACCGTATCGGCACGGCGTTGATGCCGGTCCTCACCGACATGGGGAATTGGTTCGCCACGCTGGGTCCAGCCGCGATCCTGCTGACGCGGGGAGCATTCGGAGGTCTCATCGCGGTGATCCAG